CAGCCTCTCTCGGTAGTGAATCCCTTAAACCTAATTATATCATTATACCACTTGCGCCAATCTTTTGGATTAGAGCGCATGTTTGTATGGTCGGGGACTACCTCACCTTTACCGTCTGATTTTCTTACGGTTTGTAAGGGGGCCTGTTTCGGATCCCATAGTAATGATGGGAAGTGAGATGGAGCCATAAATGCGAGAGGCTCATCGTATCGAGTAAAGTCGAAATTATCGTCTCCTAGGAAGATGAGGTCATGAGGACCAAATAAGATGTCGATAACTGAATCTAGTTTATCGAGAAGTGCTTCTTCCTGGAATACTTTCCGGACAATGTGTTTCCAAATAATACGACACTGTGTCCAGTCTAAGTAGTCTGTGGCAGATAGGGCATCTCCAGAACGGAGAACCTCTCCTTTAGAGGGGATATATAAAGTTTTTGCCCCAGATCCTGCTTCACCAAAGCCCATAATGGTGTTTACATATGCCATTCCAATTTCTCCTACCCAGTGTGCCGCAATTGAGGCGGCTGCCATAGGGATCATAGGAATTCGGTGCTTTGACCCGTTTTCGGGTAGATCTACTACTTGGAGGAGTGGATTAAGTCCATATTCCTTCATTGAGAATAAAAATTCGACCGCAGAGTCGATAATATCGACCTGCAACTCTCTAATATCACGGATGCCCTTAATTAATCCGGGCACATTGAGGGATCTTAAGCTCTTAATTTTGAGTGGATCATAACAGCGGGCTAGCCAAGCCTGCATGTAATTTAATCCTCCCTTCTCACGGGGGACCTCAATGCATGCCGAGCCTCTAATAATAGGCCGGATTACTAAATAAGGAGGACTCTTTACCTCTGTAATTAATTCGGGAAGCTTATACTTCTTTAAATTACGAGGGGAGTCTGTAAATAGAATCTTACAGTGGGTAATTAACTGATCTATAGTATATGGTTTCGGCGGAGCTAAAGCTCTTCTTGCTGAATACCATAAGTACTCCACTGGAGAGAACTCCTTATCAAATAAATTATCGAGGGCCAACCGTGATCTTTTTTGGACGAATTCCTCTACATTTGGAGGGAAGGCAGTCATTCGTTTGCCTTCAATAATATATTTAAGCCAGTATAATCTGGCTGTGTTCTCGTCCTTAGCAATTCTATGGTTTGGTCGGGGGATGACCCTCAGTCTCCTTATGGAGCTTAAGAGGAGGATCTCCCCCCCCTGTTGTTTTTTCGCTGTAGAGCGAAATTAGTGGTCCTTTGGACCCAGTTTGGTTGTCCATCGAACTGTGGACATTCCCTCTTCATATAGTTGAGGGCGGAGAAGAAATTATCATCTCCGAAGGCATTAACGAACTTATTATATTCTTGTTCGTTGGGGACCTGGACGCGGCGGTATGTTATCCGCTGGTTTGGGTTCCTCCGATTTTGAGGAGGTCCCTGACGACGCCTTTGTCCCTGGAATCGATTTTGAGGCTGAGTTTGCCTCTGATTCGATTGTCCAGTTCGACCAGGTTGTCTACGGCGACTATTGGCCTGCCGACGAACCTGTTGCCAACCCCCTTGATTTTGTTGGGGTGCTGGTTGTGCAGCCTGCTGTCTTAAATTTGGGTGTGCTATCCAGCACTGAGGTTCCAAGTGACCTTTCCTCCCACAATGTTGACAGGTAGGAGGAGGCGTCCCGCGGACACCCTGAGGCCGACGGAAGTTACGTCTTGGTCCTCTTTGGGTACGTCCTCGTGGAGGTAATTGACCTCCCTGGTAGTTGGGAGGTGGCATTGCGGAGAATGTTGACCGCAAAGAACCGAGCCAGTCAAGAACCTTAGATGGTTCTACTGATTTCGCAGCATCTATGACAGCACTAGGAATATTATTTTTATAAATATGGGTAAGTACCTTTTCGATACCCCCTGAGACGGTCGTTATAACTTTATTTGGACCGTTTAGGATCCACTCCTTTAGCCCTTCTGGGACTTTAGTAGGGAGTCCCCAGAGTAATTGGTA